GCCGCTTTCAACCTCGTGAACAGCTCGCCGTTCCTTTCGCAGAATCCGTTCCTGATGGCCGCGGTCGCCCGGAAAGTCTTCCGCGCCATCGACGACCCCGAACTAATCGCAGCGTTGCAGATGGCTCCCATGATGGCCCCGATGATGGGACAGCCTCCAGGTGGACCGCCGGGGAAAGGCCCACCCGGCGAAGGCGGCAAGCCCAAGCCAGAAGACCCGGGGCAGTCGGTCCCCAACGCAGGCCCCACGCCCGCTAACCAGGGGATGACGGCGTGAGCTGGTTCAAGCTGACCGACGAAGAGCGCACGGAGTGGCGGCAGCATCCGTCGACGCTCGCTTACTTCCAGTCCATCCGCGAGCAAATCGCCGACGTGAAGGACGAACTGGTGTCGACCCTGCTTGACGAAGCGGAGACGGCAATCAACCACGCCCGTCGCATGGCTGGACGTGTCGACGGGTTCGAGACGACAATCAAGCTAATGGAGCGTGACCCATGATCAATGCATCCCCGAGACACATGGACATCCCGCCCCTCGGCTACCTCCCTATTGGGAAGAACGTCCTCATCTATCGCATCGAGGGCGAGGAGAAAACCAAGGGCGGCATCATCGTCCCCGAGGTCAACCGCGAGGTGAAGTCTCGCGGCATTCTGCTCGCCGCTGGCCTCGCAGCTCGGGACATCCTTGCCGACGGCCTCATTGAGATTGGCGACGAGGTGTGTTTCGCGCACTACGCCGGCAGGGACCGAGAAGTAGAAAAGCGCGAGGGGAAAGCACCCTCGAAGATTCTCGAGTGCAAGGTCGAAGACATCCTCGGCAGCGTCGACGCTCTCGAGCGAGTGAAAAGCTACGACATCGTCCCGATGACGATACCGGAGACGGGGGAAACGGTTCGCATCTACCAGAAGAAAGGCAAGTAACCATGGCAACGGAAGAGACTGACACCGAAGCAGGGGGCCAGACCGACGACGCCGGCAGTGACGACGCCGAGCCAGAAACCGGAGGCGACGAAGGCGGGGAGCGACAGGCAGCCTCGGAGCCGACCGACAGACCCAGCCGCAAAGAACGCCGCGCCAACGTGATGCGCGAAGCGAAGGAAGCCAAGGCAGCGGCCGAGCGGGAGCGCGACGAGCTGCGCCAGCGAGTGACAGCCGCCGAAGCTGCCGCGAACGAGGTCAGGGCACGCCTGGAAGAGCGCGAGCGCCAGTCGCAGACGAACGACAAGAGCGCGCAGACGAAGCAGCGAATCGCGGCTCTTCGCGCGCAGGCCCGTGATCAAATCGTCCTCGCGGCTCAGTACGGCAAGGGCCAAGCCGCGCAGGAGGCTTGGGACCGACACCAAGAGCTGATGGACGAAGCCGACGACCTCCGAGACGAGATGCGCGACGAGGCCCGCTGGAGCAAGCGCAAAGGGGAAATCACCGGCAGCCTCCCCGACCAGGCACAGATGGAGGCCAAGAACTACCTCCAGGGGAAATACCCGTGGCTCTCGACGAACACCCGAGCTCGGGGACTTGCAGACGCGACGTTTGCTGACCTCGTGCAAGCCGGTCGCGCACCGTCCATGGCGACGATGGAGGAGGCGATTACCTACGCAGCCAAGACCATGCGCATCAGCAACGGCCACGGTGCGCCCAATCCCGCCAGCCGTAACGCCTACGTTGGCCAGGGGCAACGGGGCGGGGAAGAGGACGACGGCGGCAGCGGCGGTTCCATGTCCGCCGAGGACGTGAAAAACAACCTCGCGTTGAAGCGGATGGCCTTGAGCACCTACAACAAACTCGACCCCGAACAGGCCTACGCGAAGTTCGCGAAGGAGATCGGGTCCAAGGCGCTGAGGCCTGATTAGACAGACTGACAAGCAGGAAGCCGAGGCGGGGTGAGTCCGAAGAGCTGTGGAGTGGCCAGCTACACGGAGGCTTCCTCGAAGGCCGGGGCTCGCTCCGGGTTGCCCGCGTCAATAGCGCCCTCTCGCTGGGCCAGGGCGCGGGCATAGGACCTATATTAGAAAAAACATCTTGACTATCGAGCGCCATTCATAAACGATAGCCATACAGCTTCGGTGTCCGCGCACCGACAGTTTCCGACAAGCGGTGAGCCTCAGGGCGTTTTAGCTGGAGCCCTGGAATGGTTTCCCTCCCCGGCCAGCAACCGGAGAAAGCATGTCGGACGAAACTGTCGCACCCGCACCGAAGCGTAGAGGAAGGCCGAAGAAGCTTCGGCATGACCCCGTCGATGCGCCGGTAAACGGCAACTACACCGACGACCACGTTTTCAACAAAGACCCCGCGTTCGTCTACTTCTGGGCGAGCGACGACGACATCGACCGCGTGCTCAATCGCGGTGGGTCGGTGTGCAAGCGGGACAGCGAGCAGGCGCGTCCGTTCTTCGACCGCCGCAAGGATGCCGGCGAGGCCGACATCATCGTCAAGAACCTCACCCTCATGAAGGTTCCCCGCGACATGCAGGAAGCGCACGAGAAGCGCGACACGGCCGAGGCAGCTCGCCGTCTGGCCGCGCTTCGTCGGCAGGGAACTGCCCAGTTGGGCAACGGAAACCTCGCAAGCATTTCAGAGCACGACGGCGGGTATGCCCGCTCAATCCAGTAGGAGACTGACCAATGGCCAACCTCACAAACGGCGGTTTCCGAGTCTGGGGAACCGTGACCGGTGGAGAAGGGGCATTCCCCACCACCTTCATCAACGAGCTTGCCAGCGGCTACAACACCGCTATCGGCATCGGCGACATCGTCATTCCGGTGTCTGACGGCACGCTGGCTCGCGCGGCTGCGTCGGACAACGGTAAGTTGCTGGGCGTCGTCACCGCATGCAGCTACGTCGCCGGTGGCATCACCGTCGGCCGCTCGCTGAGCAACTACATCCCGGCGTCAACGACCTTCAGCCCGACGGCGGTTGGCTCGGCCAACGCGTCGCTGGTGCAGTGGGTGCCGCTGACCTCGGAAGTGATTCTGGAGGTCGACGGCTCTGCGGCCTTCTCGACCCCGACGGCGGCCGGCGTCATCGGCCTCATCGGCGAAAACGTCGACTTGGTTGTCGGCACGGCAGACGCGACTACGGGCGTTTCGGCGTTCTACGTCGACCTGTCGACCCACAACACGACGACTTTCAACTTCCGAATCGTCGGCATCCGCAACTACACCCTGCAACAGGGGTTCTCGACGCTGGATAACGACCCCACGGCGAGCCACTTCAAGTTCCTGGTCGTCTGCAATGAAGGCTTCTGGCCTTCCTACACCGCAACGGGGATTTGAACCATGCCTGGACCAAACGCATTTGTTGGGCAGACAGTAGTCTCCAAGGCCCTCAAGCTCACGCTTGACAAGACCTGGGGAGACCAGCCGATGAACAACCTGGACGTCCAGGGCATCGGCTTCAAGTTCTCCAACACCACGGACGCCTACGTGGACGATCAGGAGTACGCCCACACGGGTCTGGCTCCGGCCGTTGCGGAAGCCCAGCTCATCCCGCTCGACGCGGTGACGCAGGGCTACTCCAAGCGGTACTACATGATCAAGTACGGCCTTCGGATGGTCGTCTCCGAGGAAGCCTTGGAGGACTGCAAGTACGAGGATGCCATCGCGGGGACGAAGTCGATCAACCGCTCGCTCCGGCTCTCCCAGGAATACGAGGGAGCCAACATCTTCATCAACAGCTTTTCGTCGAGCTTCGTTGGTGGAGACGGCGTGGCGCTCTGCTCGACCTCTCACCCCCTTCCTCGCGGTGGCACTGCGTCTAACACCTTCTCGACGGCTATGTCTCTCTCGGAGACCGCTGTGGAGCAGATGTGGATCAACATGAGCCAGCTCCCGGGCTCGAACGGCTACATCCAGGCCGGTTACGAGCTCAAGCAGCTCTCGCTCCCCAAGTCGCTCGAGCCTCGCGCCAACCGCATCCTGCGGAGCGAGAAGCAGAACGACACGGCCAACAACGCCATGAACTTCATGAAGGGCATGGGCGTCAAGATTGCGGCCGACCGCTACTTCACCA